GGCATTCTCACTGAACTCAAAAAAATCGCTGGAACACTCACGAACAGCGCCAAAGAACAAACGCGCATCGTGCGCGAAGCGTACGAACTAATCACGACTCAATACACGTCGAAAACAATCAAAAACCTTCCCACCGAAAAAGGTGGAAAGATTCTCAAACTAGACTCCGACGGGCTACCGTATCTGAACGAAGATGGAACGCCCGTCTATATAGGAAAATAAAATGAGCAAGAAAAAAAGACGATTCTCAATCGACTGCTCTGGCGAATCCGCGACTCAACAACACTTCAAGGAAAGCGCAGATATAAATAATATTCTGGCGCATTTCCGATCCACTGGCGTAGATCCCTACGCCCAACGGCGAGCTGATCAAAAATTTGGCTACGCCACATCGAAAACTTTCGAAGAAGCAATGCGGCAAACTGCCGAAATACAATCTTGCTTCAACGATCTGCCGGCCAAAGAACGGCAGGCGTTCTCTAACGACCCTACCCAGTGGCTAAACGCCATGGGAACACCAGAACCGGACCCGGATCCGGAACCGTCTCCTGAGCCTTCTCAGGAGGTCCCAGACCCGACTACGGAGGACCCGAAACCACCGAAAAGTGACAGTACCTAGCTTGTTCTGTACTGTCACAGGTGGTCCCTACCACCTAAACCCCACCTACAAAGGAATCTGCTCATGCGTCGACGCAAAATATCACGCAAAAAATCTCGCAAACTCTTCAAAAAGACCGCCAACAGGATGCACAAAAAAAATGGCATTCGAACGGTACCGAGAGGTGGTATTGCTCTGTAAAAAGCTCTACCTGACATTGGCCTTGTTCGGCGCAGTTAGCTGCGCCGTAGGATCTCCAAAATGCCTTGTTATCACCCTCTCACCGCGTACCATTCAACCGGCGGAACTATATCCTTCGACCCCAACAAATCCTTTGGAAAATCCTTCTCTCTGCAACTGCCCTGCGGCCGATGTATCGGCTGTCGACTCGAGAAGGCAAAAGAATGGGCGCTTCGATGTAATCACGAAGCGTCTATGCACGAAGCAGGACTAAACAATTCCTACATCACACTGACCTACGCCACCGAGCACCTTCCAAAAAATAATAATCTGATCAAAAGCGAATTCCAAAATTTCATTCGCTCACTACGAAAACGGACCAAGAAAAAAATCCGCTACTTCATGTGCGGAGAATACGGCGTTGCAACCGCCGAAAATAAATGGATCGCCAGACCACACTTTCATGCCCTCCTATTTGGCTACCGTTTTCCAAACCCAAAATTAGTAAACATTCGCAAAGGCAACCGCGTCTACACGGACGCATTACTCACCAAAATATGGGGAAAAGGTGCCTGCGAAATCGGTGCCGTAACATTCCAAAGCGCGGGCTACGTCGCGCGCTATATTCTAAAAAAACAACAAGGCGAACCCGAGGAAATCTTCAACCGTTATGTAATTATCAACCGGGAAACCGGCGAGATGAGCTCGCGCCAACTGGAATATATTTCCATGAGCCTAAAGAAAGGCATCGGAGAGAAATGGTATGAACAAAATTCATCGGACTGCTTCCCACACGACTATTGTGTATTACCCGACGGACGGCAAACGCCCGTTCCGACTTATTACCGAAACCTACTCCGAAAGAATGACCCGGCTCTATGGGAAAAACTTCGCCTCATCCGTATTGAGAAATCAAAAAACAACCCCAATAACACGCCAGATCGTCTTGCAATTCGTGAGACCTGTCAACGAGAGAAACTCACCCGACTACCAAGGAATTCATTATGAAGCATTTGCTATTCACCGTTCACGACGTCAAAGCTGAGATATTCCTACCTCCATTTTTCGTACCAACAATCGGCATCGCTACGCGTGCCTTCAAAGATTGTGTCAACTCCGCCGAGCACGTATTCGGCAAACATCCGGCCGATTACACCCTGTTCTCGCTCGGCTCATTCGATGACCAAGATGCAACTATCGACTGGGAATCGAAAAAATCACTCGGAAACGGTGTAGAGTTCATCGACTCAAACCACGTTCACACTGTCAAGGAATTCCGAGATGCGGCCCACACATCAATTCAGCCAGACGAAAACAGCGGAGATCCCTCGTAGCTCATTCGACCTTTCCCACGGTCTTAAAACGACCATCGAAAAAGGCGGGCATCTAGTCCCGATCCTTTCTCTCGAGGTCCTACCCGGGGACACTATAAACTGTCGAGCCTCTCTTTTCGGGAGGCTCGCGACCCCGATCAAACCTATTCTCGATAACCTGTATCTCGAGACCTTCTTCTTTTTTACGCCGTATCGACAGTTGTGGGACAACTGGGAGAAATTCAACGGCGAACAAATTCAACCCGGAGACTCGACCGACTTCGTCATCCCGATCATGGATCGGGGTCCGGGCGGCGGAGTCCTTCTGGAAGGCACCGTCGGAGACTATCTCGGTCTCCCTCCGGGGCTGGACCCGGACATCGTAAAAGTATCAGCGTTTCCATTTCGCGCGTACAACAAAATCTGGAACTTCTGGTTCCGCGACGAAAACCTAATGACCGCTGTCACGGAAAACACCGATGACGGTCCAGACCCATTAAACAATAACAACAATCTCAGGTTCCGACGCAAGCGTCGGGACTATCTGACCTCGTGTCTACCGTGGCCGCAAAAAGGCGAAGAGGTAATATTACCGATCGGCGATCGCGCCGAGGTATTCGCCGACGCGGACCTATACACAGCGGGAGATATAGTTCAAATCTCCGACTCCGCGAATCCACTCACTGACACGGTCTCAATGCAACAAACCGGACCGTCTATCGACTGGTCGACGGCCGGACCGACCGGCTTCCCCGGGCATCTCTATGCCGACCTGCAGGGCGCAACCGGCATCTCCATCAACGACTTCCGTGAGTCGTTTCAAATACAAAAACTCTTCGAGCGGGACGCCCGTGGCGGCACGCGCTATCCAGAAATTCTAATGTCACATTTCCGGGTCTCCGATCCCGGCTTGCTGGTTCAACAACGACCGCTCTTCCTCGGAGGAGGGTCGTCACAAATCAACATCTCACCCGTTGCACAGACAACGGATCAACTTGAAGCCGCTGCCGGGGACACGCCGCAAGGCAACCTAGCCGCGTACGGCACCGTTAGCGGCACCGGGCACGGCTTCACTGCCTCGTTCACAGAACATGGGCATATAATCGGCCTCGTAAATTTACGGGCCGACATCACCTATCAGCAGGGCATCGAACGATATTGGTCTCGCCAAACTCGGTTCGATTTCTATTGGCCTGCGCTCTCTCACATCGGCGAACAAGCCGTGCTAAACAAAGAAATATTCATCAACAACGACGTCCTAGAGGACGACAAAGTTTTCGGCTACATGCCACGCTATGACGAATATCGTTTCAAACAATCTCAAATCACATCGATCTTCCGGTCATCGGCGGAGGCGTCGCTGGACGTCTGGCACCTTGCGCAAGACTTCGCAGTCCAGCCCGTACTCAATCAAACTTTCATATCGGACACACCGCCAATTGACCGCGTTATCGCGGTCCCCGACGAACCGGTCTTACTACTCGACGTGTTCTTCAAAATACGCGCAGCACGACCACTCCCGCTCTACGCAACCCCGGGGCTCATAGATCATTTCTAACCTCGGCCGGAGTTAGCCAGGACAACATCACTTCGTTGTCCTAGCTGACTCGGCATCATCAGGATCTCAACATGCCCTTACCCGCTCTCTCAGCACCGGTAGCCTCTTTAGCAGGCAATCTTCTCGGCGGAATCTTCTCCGCCAAATCTGCCCGCAAACAAAATCGCGAAGCAGCGAAACAGGCCCAACTAAACAGAGACTTTCAAGAACGCATGTCATCAACGGCCTATCAACGCGCCACCAAAGATTTACAAAAAGCGGGCCTCAATCGAATACTTGCCCTTGGCTCACCGTCATCATCCCCGGGCGGCGCTCAGGCACCAGTCGTAGGCGAACTGGAAGGCGCCGCAACCTCTGCTCGCGCAGCAGCAATGGATGTCGCAAACATCCTAAACATAAAAGCGCAAACCGCGAAAACTATCGCGGAAACATCATTCACAAAATCCAAAGAAAGCGTCATCAAACCTGCCGCTACTATCTTCGGCAAGGCCGGAGACCTACTTCAACGCGGCATCGAATGGCTCGAGGCCGACGGCAACATCGCAGGCATTCTCACTGAACTCAAAAAAATCGCTGGAACACTCACGAACAGCGCCAAAGAACAAACGCGCATCGTGCGCGAAGCGTACGAACTAATCACGACTCAATACACGTCGAAAACAATCAAAAACCTTCCCACCGAAAAAGGT